TGAAAGATTTTAGCTTTGACACTGCTGATCGACGATATTTAAGTGCGGTCAGATCATTTATAACTCCGGCTGTTCGTATGCTAGAGTATAAATTACGTAGTGATAAATATATAGGAAAATTAGATTTTCATTATTCCCCGAGAGATAATATTAACAGAATTAAAATGTTAACTTCAGGAGGGTTTATCAATGCACGTAAATCACAGTTTTATTTTGAATGCGTATCATGTAAAGTAGTAGCATCTGGAAAGAAAGTCAGTCTTTATGAGGCATCATGTAGAAAATTTCATAGATTAATGATTGATTTAGCTATAGAGAATGATCCGCGCTTTCAAGCCTATTGTATAACTAAACTTAAGAGTGAACCCAGATTTCATTTTCTGAAAACATTTTCAAAGTTAGACACATTTCTCAATAAAGGGCGAGAGTTTTTTATTCCTGAATTATGTATGACAATTGCGTCAGACATGTTACATAAGAAGAGAATGTTGTTTGAAAGAGGAGATGTTATTACTATAGGCGTCAAACCATGGTATGGAGGTTGGTATGACCTTGCGGTTAAGATGAATTATAATAACCCCAACATATTCTGGGTTGATGGAGATATTACTGCGCTTGATAAACATATACAAGATTGGATGTTATACTTATATTTGGCTAGAGGAGCCCGTTATTATAACTGGGCTGGTATGAATCGAGTTCAACGACGTATACTTAAGAAATTGTATGCAGTTATGATGTATCATATCACTAATAAGATTACATTACATGTTGGTACAATATGGCGCTTGATTAGAGGCGTTATGTACTCAGGAGGTAAAGAAACTTCACATGGGGATTCCTGGATAATGGCTTTAGTGTTTTATGTATACGTTTTTTATAAAATGTATGAGTACCCTCATGCAGCTCCTTTCATTTACTCAGCATTACTGAGTGATTATATAGCCATCATCGTTTACGGGGATGATCATATATGGTGTGCTTTAAAGTGTTTTCGTCATATATTAAATGCTATGTCTTTTCATGACTTTCTTAGAGATAAGTTTGGAATGGAATTACGTGATTTTAAAGAGTATGATGATTTTTTATCCGTTCCCGATTATGGGAATGGAACATTAACATATGCGGGTCCTAAGTTTCTGAAACGATATTTTGTAGAAACTTTTATACCTGGGTCAGCTCCAGTGATACCTTATAAACCTTATTTAGAGTCTACTCTTCGATTGTGTGCAGTTAAAGAAGAGGAAGATTATCCAGGTTTGTACTTAAAAGCTATAGGTCAAGCTTGGGATACATGTGGGACTAATCCCTTCATGTATGGGGTATCCAAATGTGTATACGACTATGCCAAAATGAATTCTTCGATGACACCATCTGAAATAATAGATATGTGGTCAAAGGATCCTAGTAAGGCTGATATGATGAAGTCTATGTCTAAAAAAGCTATGATGCCAAAAGATGCTTTTATAAATGGTTTTCCAACATTAGAAGACTTACAAGGTCGACACATTTACAATCCGGACATTAATGGAAATAAACCAG